ACTACCCATGAAGACAGCATTCTTCGACATCGAATCCGACAACCTGATTCCCAAGGTCACCAAACTCCATGTTGCCGTGGTCAAGGGTGTTGGTGAAGATCCCAAGATGTTCTACACCGTTATCGATCTGATAGTGGAATTGAACAAATACGACCTGATCGTCGGCCACAACTGCCTTGCGTTCGACATCCCAGCCATACGCATGATCTCTGGCATCCACCCATCGTGGATCAAGCCAGTAATCCACGACACCTGTGTCATGTCTCGCCTTCTGTGGCCTGACCGCAACCAGCACCCAGCCGGTGGCTCCAGTCTGGAGGCGTGGGGCAAGCATCTTGGTCTGCACAAGGGCGATCACACCGACTTTACCAAGTTGTCGCCTGAGATGATTGCCTATTGCATTCAGGACGTGGCAATCACCGAGCAGATCTACAACAAGTTGTACCCGCTTGTTGATGCCTGTCCGCATGCCATGGCACTCGAGCATTCTACTGCAACCATCATTGGTAGGCAGATTGCCAACGGATTCGGCTTCAACACCCGTGATGCCGACTGTCTGATGGCTGATCTCAATCTCAAGATCACCGAGGTGACCGAGGAACTCCGCAAGGTGTTCCCACCCAAGGAGATCCCACTCAAGACCAAGATCAGGTACGTCGACTTCAACCCGGGTTCCCGCGATATGATCGCCGCGGCTTTCATGAAGAAGTACAAGTGGAAGCCTAGCGAGTTCACCGAGACCGGTAAGCCGAAGATCGATGAGTCTGTCCTCGATGACCTCCCCTATCCAGAGGCCAAGATCCTGTCTCAGTACTTCATGCTGGACAAGCGTAAGTCTCAGTTGGCTTCTTGGATCGAGGCTGCCCATAACGACCGCATCCACGGTTCGGTAAATACCAATGGTGCCGTCTCGGGTCGCATGACCCACAGCGGTCCCAACATGGCTCAGGTACCGCGTTGCGGCTCTCCGCTTGGGCATGAGTGTCGCGCCCTGTTCAAGCCGACACAGCCTGACTGGGTTCAGGTCGGTGCAGACGCCAGCGGACTCGAGTTGCGCATGTTTGCCCACTACCTCGCCGCCTTTGACGACGGAGCGTACGCCAAGGTCGTGTGCGAGGGAGACGTCCATACTCACAACCAGACCATGGCCGGCCTCAAGACCCGCGATCAGGCCAAGACCTTCATCTACGGTCTTCTGTACGGTGCCGGTGATGCCAAGGTAGGCAAGATCGTTGACGGCACCGTCGCTGACGGCGCTCGTCTCAAGAATCAGTTCAAGCGTCAAGTCCCCGCGTACGCCAAGTTACTCAATCAACTCGAGTACGTCACGGCACAGCGAGGCTTCTTGCGCGGTCTCGACAGCCGCCCCCTTCCCGTCCGCTCGGCTCACAGTGCCCTTAACCTGTTGCTGCAGTCGGCCGGTGCGGTTGTCATGAAGCAAGCGCTGTACATCCTCGATAATGAACTTAACGGGCTGTATCCGGGTCGCTATGCGTTCATGGCCAATGTTCACGACGAGTGGCAGATCGAGTGCGATCCCAAGATTGCCGATGATGTTGGGCGTCTTGCCTGTCAGTCGATCACTGCCGCTGGTACAATTCTCAATCTCAAGTGCCCGCTCAAGGGCGAATACAAGATCGGTAACAACTGGGCGGAGACACACTGATGGTGGATTACATTAATCACATGGGAGACGACGACACCGTATGCAATGCGGCTCGCGTCTCGATGGACAAGACCGCTGACATGTTCAGCGTCAACCAGAATGCCAAGTTAATCGCATACTTGGCCAAGCACAATCACTGGTCTCCGTTTGCCCACTGCACCCTGCAGTTGCGCTTCACGGCTCCAATCTTTGTTGCCCGTCAACTTGCCAAGCACCAGATTGGCTTCGCATGGAACGAGGTGTCTCGACGATATGTCGACTCGAAGCCGTCGTTCTGGCTTCCAGACTCCCTCGAGTTCCGCAAGCGAGCCGACAACGTCAAGCAGGGATCGTCAGACGAGATCCATCCGGATTCCGCCCGCTTTGCCCAGAAGTGGGAGGATCTTCATATGTACTCCGAAATGGTGTACAATGACATGATCTACAAGGGTGTCTGTCCTGAACAGGCTCGAGCCATCCTTCCCCAGACAATGATCACCCAGTGGATGTGGACTGGATCGCTGTACGCTTGGAGCCGCATGTTTAAGTTGCGCATTGATCCTCACGCTCAGCGCGAGGTTCAGTCCTACGCCCAACAGGTTGGAGACATTGCGACCAAGCACTTCCCTCTCTCTTGGAATGCCCTTACGGAGGTCTGATGCACGTAATTGGATTTGCAGGACTTGCCCGTGGTGGCAAGACGACGGCAGCGCAGTTCATGTACAAGTGGTGCATGGATCATGGTATGAATCCCATGCTGTATTCGTTCGCTCAGCCAATGAAGCGAGCAGCCAAGCGCATCGGTCTTGACAAAGACACCCAGCCTGAACTGTATCGCAAGACGCTGCAGCGGTGGGGCGAGTCCCGTCGCAATCCCGACTACAAGCCAGGCATTACTGGGCCTGACTACTGGGTCCACCGAGTTCTTCTAGAACTTGCCGAGATTCAGATTGACGAGCAGACCAATTATGCTCGCATGGATCGTTTCTCCTGGAATAACGAGTTCAGGGAGACTGTCATCATCTTTGACGACATGCGGTACATGAATGAACTTGAAATGGTCCAAGCCCTGAATGGAACGACCGTCTTTGTTGACGGAGCGCTCAGGCTCAATGATCTTGACGCCGATTGGCGCCGGCATGAGTCGGAGAAACTTGCAATGCTGTATACGTTTGGATCGATTCCAGACGAGATCTTTGACTTCTACGTCAAGAACGACAGGTCCGAGGAAGAGTTCAAGAAAATTGTCGAGGCCCTTGCTCCGGCTTGGATCGACGTGGAGACATTCTCATGAGTCAGTTTGACCGCATCGAGCAGAGTCAGATCGAAAAGATTGCCAAGAAGGTTGTTGCAGCCTCTGGTGGTGGTAGTAGTGGTACCGTAACTCAGGTTAATTCCGGTACGGGCCTGTCCGGAGGTCCTATTACTACCACTGGAACTCTAAATGTGTCCTTTGGTACTACCGGAACCACCGCATGTGTTGGTAACGACAGCCGTCTTAGCGATGCCCGTACTCCTACGGCACACACGCATCCCCAGACGGACGTCACAAATCTTGTAACTGATCTTGCTGGAAAAGCAGCCTCGGTACATACCCACCCCCAATCCGATGTAACCAATCTGGTTACCGACCTTGCTGGCAAAGCGGCGACCGCTCATACTCACGCAGCCGGTGATGTTACCTCGGGTGCGTTTAACATTGGGCGCATTCCAACAGGTACGACTTCTAGTACCGTATGTATTGGAAACGACAGTCGTCTTAGCGATGCCCGTACGCCACTTACCCATACCCATCCGCAAGCCGATATCACAAATCTTGTAACTGATCTCGCTGGAAAAGCAGCCACAGTTCACACCCATGCAGCCACGGATATTACTTCGGGAACGATAGCAACGGCCCGTCTTGGTTCTGGTACAGCCAATGCTACTACATTTCTGTGCGGTAATCAGACATGGGCTACTCCATCAGGAGGCAGCGGAAGCGTCACTATTGCTAAATCCATCTTGACAGCCACTCAGGCTAACAGCACCGTCACACCTGCTGTTCTAACTGGCTGTACTTTTACCCTGACACCGGGTCAAACAATGACGTTGGTAGCCAACCTGATCTTTACAGCAGCCGCAACCGCTACCGGTGGTGCTCTTGGGGTTAGAGTTGCTCAAGCAGCAACCGCAACGGCTAATGCAACAGGCTCTGCCGTTGCTTACGTCAATCTCAGCAGCGCTGCAGCGGCTACAGGTCTTTCTAGCGGTAACACGTTTAATGTCGCCGCTGGAGCGTCTTCATTCTTTGAAATACTCGGTACCGCAACTACTGCCGGTAATAACGCAGCCCGTATTGAAGCAATTGTCTGGAACCAAGCAAGTAACGTAAACACCACTGTTACGGTTGAATTTAGGTCTGAGGTGGCTGCATCAGCCGTAACCGCCCAGATTGGTTCTGGTGCCGTAGCGGTCATCGGTTGATTTACCCACCGAAATTGAGGAAACCCTCTACTGTAGAGATATACTAGATGACATCTAGAATAGACTTTATGGATCTAAAGGACCCCTTAAGTATCTCTTCTGGAGTACTAACGGGCTTTCGTGCGGTCCATCTGGGTCTTAAAATGGGCCCTCACTACCTGACTCTCCCAGAGGGGGAGGCATCATCTTGGCGACCCTATGAGGCTGCCCATAAGGTGATCACCCCATACATCCACTCTTCCTGGCATGTCGACCTGTCACTGGGTTCACCGTCGATGATCGCCATGCTGGGAGAGGGATGGGTAGTCGACAGCAGGTTGAGGTTGTTCCTTACCGAATGGCCCCACTACGGTGCCGACCATGGCCTGTGGTCATGGCGTCCACATCGTATCTCCTGTGTCGGGACCATCTCCATGATCCTGTCCTCCTGCAACATTCCGGTGACCGCCACCACGGCTCCCGGTCTTCACAGCCAACTGTCCCTCCTTGAGGGTCTGTACGGCATCGAAAGGGTCCAATGAAGGACATCCCCAACATCACCCCAGAACTGATCCTCTGGCTTCAGAAGACATTCATCCCTGTGACCGACACCCGTGGCATCGACCTCCGCGAGATTGACTTCAAGTCAGGTCAACACTCCGTGGTCGAGCACCTGAAGGCAATTCACGAAAGGCAGAAGCGCCATGGGACCGAGCACACCTAAAGCCAAGTCGGATGCACAGATCAAGACCGAAGCGCAACTCGAGGAAGAGCGCGTCAGGTTCGAAGGAGAGAAGCGTCAGTTCATCGAACGTGCCGGTGCCTACGAGGCCCTGACCCGTGAACGCCTCAGCGGCGAGCGGAGTTCATTCGAACAGGCCGACTTCATCCCAATGAACAACGCTGGGATCTACATCCCCCAGAAGTTCGACCCCACCTTCGATCCAACCAAATTCGCTGGTCAGGATCTCAGTTGGTTCCAGGCCCCCAATCTTGGTCTTGCGCCAATCCCGACCCTCAACATCCCGAGCATGACCAGCAACAACCCTGCAGATCAGGGCAAGTACTGGAGTCGCCAGTCTCGGAAGACCACCCCTCGAGGTAATTAATGAATCACTATAAAACACTTGGCAGCGTGTTCGCCAACATTGGAATAAGGTCAGCCAAGATCATTGCCGCGGGTGGTCATTTTATTCTGAAGATCAACAACAGATTTGCAGGTAAGTACAAGACCTACGCCGGGGCGCAGGAAATTCTTGACTCCATTGCTGGTCGTGGGGGTCCTAAGAATCAGGCCCTCGATGCAATCACGTGGACCAACGAAACCGCCGTAAAGAGAGCCACCGATCTGAATCGGCGTTTCGGTGTCATCAAGTACATCTCCAATCCCAGCGGAGCAGAACCGAATTGGGATGGTTGGTCCCCTAGCACGATTTCTTTCTACGTCGGTCAGCCGATTGTGGGAACTGGACAGGGTTGGCAGGGCGCCCGAGCGTTTGGTGCCAATATCAATCCTACTTCCGTTAACTTCAGTACTCAATGGAACGCCGACCCGACAAACCTCACTGGAGCGTTTGCCACCTCCCCGTGGCACAACATTCTGTACGAGCATCTTGTAGAGGATTACAGGTACGGAGTCCGTTCGTTTCTGCTTTACATGCCGTTTGGAGCGTATGGACCCACAACCGGAATTTGGCTTTGCTCGCCAATTCAGCAGGAAGATACGTTTACACAGCCAGCATCTGGAAACTACTGGCAGTCTCCTGCACGTTGGAAGGGTTTCTGGGAAGCCACCAAGCAATTGTTGGATGGAACCTTCCCGGCTCCAACCGCCGTTGATCCCGCGACCAGACCTCAGTTTACCGATCCTGTGGACATCACCATTTATTTCAATGGCTGCTGTTCATATAAGACCTATCGCGACGAACTGTTTGCCGTCTACAACGGAGCGGGTGGCGGAGCGGCTGGAGACGCAGCGGTAAAGTCCCTGCTCGATCGGTTCATTGCTCGCGTGGTTTCGATGAAGCCCGCGCCGAACAAGGGAATTCTGACCTGCATTTTCGATGTCTCCTCTCTTTCGGCGTCTCCTCACAACCTTAAACTGTGGCGTACGCTCGATGATCCTCCGGCCAACGGAGACCGGGCCGCTCAGTCCTACATCTCCGATTTCTGCGAACTTGCCGACTACTATGTTGCAACGGCAATTGAAAGTGCTGGTATTCAAGTTCGATGTGAGTCTCGAGCGGTGCCGTATTCAGACGAGGCTCAGGTAACTGATGAGCAGTCTCCGTTTGGAACCACCAGTCCCACCGCCGACCGTCCTCTTTATAACTATTGGGGACCCAGCGCTGGAGACGCCGCTTGGATGCTTACCGTTGAGCCGAGCCTAAATCCGGATCCCGCGTTTCCATTCATCTCGTCTCAGAATCTACCGCACACTGTTCTTCTGCAAGGATCTTTTCTTGCAAACGAAGACAAGGTAAGGTATGGATACCGAAGCAAGGTATTCAATGGAGCATCCGTCCGAGATCTATTCCTGAACCCATCTCCTGGTCACGCGACTGTCTACAGTCCCCACTACGCCATGCAGCATCTGTACATCATTGCCGATCTGCTGCAGGATACGTTTATGCGACGGGGCGACAAGACGAGAAAGTGGAAAGAGCGGAGAATCTTCAAGTCGATTGCCACATACTTTGTAGACACCTACGCACTATGTGGTCAGTTGATGCCCTTCAATCATTTTGCAGACGCCGTTCCAGGTCCCGCAAACAAGAACAGCACACAGGCTCGATACGTCTGGTACCATGGAAATGTTAATTTCATGCCAACAACGTGGAATCTTGCTACGTTTCAGGCAAACCCAGCAACGTACTCTTTGGGTTATTGGACGCCTGCCACTAAGGCATTCTTTGATGTCAACATCAGAGGATACGATGCAGGCGGTTCAGGACTAATCCTATTTAATTGGGAAGACTGGTTGGGCAACATCCACGCAACTTTGAACATGTCAGCAAAGCCGCCCGGAGCAACCGGTCCGGCACCTGTGTGGGGTACTGATGATTGGTATGTAAACTGCATTGATGCACAAATGAGGACCCCATAATGCAAGGTGAGATTCAAATTGAATTTGAGCGTCTTGACAGCCGTCGAAGCAACAAACTTCAGCGTGCTCAGGATTGTGCTCGCCTCACGGTTCCCGGTCTGTACCCTGAAGATGGGTTCACCGAGACCATGGAACTTCCGGATGTCTACAGCAGTCTTCCCGCCCGTGGCGTGATGGCTCTGGCATCCCGAATGGTCAGTGCCATCTATCCACTGAATCAGGCCCCCTTCTTCAACTTCGAACTCGATCAGGCCTTCGTCCCTCAGGGCGCGGACCCGACCGAGACCATGTCGCAGTTGTCCCGTCTTGACCGCAAGATCATGGACAAGTTGAGTTCGACCAATCTCCGTCAGGAGTTGTTCGTCCTCTTCCAGCACCTGATCATCTGTGGTGACGCTCTCTTCGAAATCGTCGACGAGTACCAGTTCCGCGTTCATCGCATCGATCAGTACGTCGTTCAGCGCTATCCCGATGGTCGCGTCAAGCGCATCATCCTGCGCGAGTGGGTCGATCCCGACGCCGTTCCCGAGGATTGGCCGAAGGACGTCGACATGGACGAGGAGTACGAGGGTACCGGTCCCACCGAGGATCACAAGCCCTTCTACACCGAGATCGAGTGGGATGAGGAGTCAGGCAAGTGGGAGGTCGAGAAGGAATACTGCGGCGTCATGGTCGACAGTGGTTCCTACGATGTCTGTCCCTATGTTCCCCAAGTGTGGTCTCGCATTGCCGGTGAGGACTACGGTCGCTCGCTGGTCGAGGAGCACATCGGAGACATCCGTACCCTCGAGGCCATCACCAAGGCCCTTGTCGAGGCGGCTGTCGCCAACTCCGAGTTCCGCATCGGTGTCGACCCCACGGGCATCACCGAGGTGTCGGACCTTCAGGATACCGAGAACGGAGATTTCGTCCCTGCCCGTCAGGCCGACGTCTTCCCGATCCAACTTCTCAAGCAGATCGATCTTGGGCCCATGGCCGCTCTCCGCAGCGACCTGACCCAGCAACTTGGTCGAACCTTCCTTCTTCAGTCGTCTGTTCAGCGTACCGGTGACCGTGTCACCGCTACCGAGATTCGCGAGGTTGCTCAGGAACTCGACCAGACCCTTGGTGGAATCTTCAGCGGCCTCGCCCGCGACATCCAGATTCCGATCGTCAAGCGCGTCCTTGTCCTGATGGGACGGGACAAACTTGTTCCCAAGGAAATCATCAAGTTGATCGAAGGCGAAGGTCCGCTGAACCTCAAGGTTCGCACCGGTCTCGAAGCCCTCAATCGCGAGGTCACCAACGGACAACTGTCCCAGTGGGCTGGTGTCGTTGGTCAGATGGAAGCCGTTCAGCCGTACATCGACTGGTACGGATGGGCCATCAAGTGGACGTCGTCGTTCGGCCTCGAGCCGGTCGGTCTCGTCAAGACTCCGCAGCAACTTCAGGAAGAGCAGCAGCAGCAGGCACAGCAGTCTATTCAGGCTATGGCCTCTGAGCAGATGATCAGCAGCATGGGCGCAATGGCTGAGACCGGAGCGTCGGCTGCAATGCAAGGACAACAGGCACAATGAGCGAAAACGAAACCCCCGAAGTGGATAGTGAACTGCAGCAGGTCGAGAACTTCGCCCGCAGCAATCCAAACAATCTTCCGCCACAGTATGGCGGAGACCCTGACAAGTTCATCAAGTCTTGGAAGGACATGCGCGCCGAGATCACCCGCCTTCAACAGGCGGGCAAGAAGCAGGAAGCGCCTCCTCAGGCAGCCGAGGAACCGCCCCAGGCCAAGGCTCCCAACAACCTGACCATCCCCGAGAAGAAGGTAGAGACCAAGCCGACCGAGGACGAGTGGAACAACTGGGGTCAGGAGATCTCAGCCACCGGTGCCGTCTCTCCCGAGACCAAGGAAGCCATCCGCAGCAAGTTCGGTATTCCCGATCAGGTTGTGGACGCCTATGTCGATGGCATCCGTCTGAAGCAGCGTCAGTTGGCCGAGGAGGCTAGCAAGATCGTCGGAGGCACCGAGGAACTTCAGGCCACCATCCAGTGGGCTGCTGACAACCTCGATGAAGCCGAGCGCAATGCTGTCAACGCAGCACTGCGTCAGCCGGGCTGGCAGAACGTGATCCTTGGGCTCAAGGCGCGTCGGGCTGCAACCAACACCGAGCCCAAGACCCGCGTCAATGCCGTGTCTGGAGTTCCCGCTGGCATCAAGCCGTTTGCTTCTTCTAAGGAAATGGTTGCGGCAATGCGAGATCCCCGATACAAGTTCGACAGCGAGTATCAGGCACACGTACAGGATCGCGTCCGCGCATCAGGAGTACTCAAGAATGGTTGATAACATCAAGGCATTCGTCAAGGATCGTCCCCAGTTCATGTTCATGATTGCATTCACTGTGCTGTGTGCGGCTATCCTCGCACTGCTTCAGGGATGTAATCTTGCGTCGCTTGTCAGCGTCGACGTCCCTCCGGCCGTTCAGGTGGCTACCGCCATCCCGGTCGACAACGTCAACCTTGCCAACGTCGACATGGTTTGGGACGACTGGAAGGCCTACGTCGAGTCGAACACCAACAAGTTCGAGCGCGCCATCGGTGATGCCAATGAACGCTACGCCGTTCTTACTCAGGTCACCGACATCGGTCTTAAGACGCTCGAGGGTGAGGTCAGCGGCATTCCCGGTGGCACCATCTTGCTGTCCGGCCTATCGCTGCTGACTGGTCTCTTCCTCAAGCGCCCGGGCGAGGATGCCCGTGTCGCCAAGGAGAAGCGCGATAGTTACAACAAGGGTATCGAAATCGGTACCACCATTAAGCAGAACTGACGCACGGTTCGCCGTGCTGGCCTATCATCTAAGAAGGATCCCATCAATGGGTGTGCGGGTGTCGAATCCCGCTAGGCCTTTCCGAAGTTGAGACCG